AAAGTCAGGACGAGCCAAGGACTTGCATTCTTAGGAGCTGTACTTCGTGAGCCCGGTATTATCATACCTTCTACTTCTTGATACCATTCCCATCTGCCGTTCTTTAGTTTCACGCACGTGTAAACTTCGACATCATCAGTATTGGTACCATATGTTTTATCAACGACTGTGTTGGGTTCTTTCTTTGGAAGATCGTAACCGAGTACGTCGCGATTTATCAATTCCTTTGTAACTATTTCTAGGACGTTACCATTTCCATCTCTGTTAACGACATACCTATTCAGAGGGTAGTTCTTGATTCCATCTTTACCCATAAATAGTAACGCATTACCACCAACAATTAAATGTTTTAGTGCTTGATGTATTACTACTCTATCATTTGATGCAGCGATGTAGTCCATGACCATTCGTTCCATCTTAGATAAAGATAACTCCATTTCTGACATTGCCTCTGGAGGTAAATCCTCACCTATCTTATCTTCTCGTACTCCAAACTTAAAGAAGGTTCCTTGTGGAGGTAGGATTGCGAGCATGAGTTTTGCTGCAAGCCCGACCACACACTTGGAACCGACTGACTGCCACGGAATACGTAAAGTTTCGTGTGTAGGTTTTGAGGTTGTATCGTCTTGAATTAAATAAGGTAACGTGAGTTCTGAACAATCAACGGCTTTGTCTAGGAATTGTCGTCGATCTGTTACCAGTTGATTGTATCTCTCACGGGCTAACATTATGGATTAAGTCCTCCGCCTCCGGCTGCTCCGCCGGTACCTGTATTTACTTTAGGATTTAATTTAATCCTTAAATCACCTGTACCCTTTGAGTACTGGTTCTTGTTCTTGTTACCACGATCATCTTTAGCTCGCTTTACCTGTGGGTTCACATCCTTGATTATTGGATCAGGAGGTGGTGCCGTTGGTGTTGGAGGTAAAGGAGGTGGTGGAGCTGGTGGTAATGGTGGTGGTGATGGCGGTGCGCCTCCTCCTAAACACATAATTAAATTTCCTCTTCTGTTTGTTTTTGTTTTATATAATCTATCACACTAGCTTGACCAGCGCGATACATTATTGTATTGATATCCTCTTTAGGATGGATAGGTTTCCACCCAAAGTTCTGTTCTAACTCATCAACTAAATCGTCGAGCTTCTCATTGTGAAGCTTAAGAGTATTGAGGGAGATTGACATTTGAGTGTTCAAAAAATGCAGGCATTCTAGCTGCCTTGGTCTGAGAAAACTCTGGTGCTTTGCCTTCGTACATAAGTCTGTCGCTGGCATCTAACCAAAATTTTTTGTCCAAATATCTATCGGCACTTTGTTTTAAGGGTTGCATTACCCAGTTGATAGTTGCCTTTCTTAGTTTGTCTAATGATTGACTAGGCTTGAGACCTAGCTCTGTACATACCAGTGAGTTAGCTGCCACATGGACTTGCTCGTCTCTGGATATATCAGCACTGACAGTTCTTAGACCGGCATCTCCACAGAATCTAAAGAACGGTAGTAATACAAAAAAGATTGCTCTCTCTGCTACTAATGCTTTTAGTATTGTGTGGTCTGGATGTTCCTCCCACGCTGCACGTAAGCGCAGTGCTTCAGCTTCGGCTTGTTCATCGACGCCTAGTGCGTTGGTGATGTAGCCAAGAGCAAGATCGTGTTTGATCTCGTCCTTAACGTTTGACTCTAGAAGTGCTCTGGCAGAGTCGGGAACTTCCTTATCAAGTGCTTCTGTAATGAACTCGCCAACTGGTAACTCCATATGGCGTATTGCAAGAGCACGGTAGATGGTTTCTTCTGCACCTTCTTTTAATTTTCCTTTAGATGTTTGTACGGGTGTCCAAGTTCGTTTCCGGGACAGTAGTTTTATATAGGGATTCATTGTTATTTAAATTGGGGTCCATTCATCCAAGCTACAAGACTGTACCTTGTACCTGATGTGACTGGTGCAACACGATGCTTTATCCATGCTGGAAAAAGTGCACATGTACCAGCTTTTAAATCGACTGTTAATGATTCTGTTTTACCTAAAGGATTGTCTATTTCTAGCTCTCCTCCTTCAAAATCATCATTTAATAACAACGACATAGATAACTTTCTTGAATTATCTTCTTTAGAGTTAACAGGAAGCATATCTGTATGCCAACCGTAATGATTATTCACTCCATATTTAGTTACTTGTATGCCTGAATCAAAATGGTTTAGATCATAATGAAAGTAATCATTGTTTGCACTTATAAAAATATTGTGCATTATACCACCAATCCAATGATCCCAGTATAACCAATGCTGAGATGAATCTCTTATATTGGCAGTGTATGGATCTGTTGGGTCGTAGGTTTCACTATTCACAAAATCTAATTTTTTACATTGCTTATACATTTCAGCAAGTATTTGTTTAGGCAGCTTAGGGTCAACCGTATATAAGAAGTTTGACGTAAAGCAGTATGTCATTGTTGACAGTCACAAGCTATTTCGTCTGGCTTGTTACTCATGATGTCTGCCAAGTAAGCGTCAACCTCAGCATCTTCCAGTGCTGCGTAAGCATCTGTCTTATCCTGTGTATCACCCATTACTTGCAGGGCATAATATAAAGAAGTTTGTGGTGAGTTTAGCCACTCTTCTATAAATGCCTCATCGTAAGTCACCATGTCGCTCCAACTGTTGAAGCTATAGCCATGAAGCAATCCTGTTCTGTCAAGCATAATCATTATCTGATCTGCTACTTTTTTATAACTCTCCCATCCTACTTCGGATGCGATCTCTACATTTCCATAGTTGACTTGCTCCACACCAAACTCTCCTGAATCCCTGTCGACAATACGACTAATTGGAGGAGCTATTTCTGGTGTAGAAGTAAAACCGTCAACGTCTCTACTTCTGTAAGAACAACTAGCGGTTGGAGCAATAGCAAATGCCCGTTCCATGTGGTTCTCACGTGCTAAGTTGGCAGCTTCTTGTATGCCGAGGAAGAGCTCGCGTGCTGCCATTCCTGCGTAACCTTCGTAAGGCTCAGCATTGTTACATGCTTCAAGTGCCTTACCAAACTCGGCATATGTAATCTTGTTATGGGCTAAGAAGTTGGCTAAGCCAAGAACTCCTAGTCCTACTTGTCTGTCATTTTTTGGTTTAAGGTATTCTCCAGACTCTCCAACGCCTGTCCTCCCATGGAGACTGCACAGCTCGGACATACCCTTACGGAAAGCCGGGCGTACGTCGCCGATGCGACAGGCACCGAGATTGATATGTTGGAGAAGGCATGTGCCTCGTGAGGGCAAGTAAACCTCAAGACAGACGTTGCCTCTGATCCTGTTGCCATATTTGTCGTGCTTTATTTTGTTGAGCCAAATGTCCCCTCTTGCAATGCCTCTAAGTATAGCTTCCTTTGTTCCAGTCTCTGTATCAGACCAGAGTCCTGTGGTGAGGTTAACACATCTTTTAACCCATGGGAGCTCGTGTCTTTCTGCTTGCACGAACTCAAGAATATCGGGGTGGTTAATATCAAGATGGAGGACAACAGCACCGTTACGGTACGTACCTCCGCGCCTAAGAATTTCATTTAATGTTGAGTAGATTTTTCCGAATGAGACTGGTCCTGATGCAACAAGTGAATCAGGTCCTTTATTAGTTGTTGTTCCTTTGGGTCTAAGTTCCGACAGGTGGACTGCGACTCCTGCTCCATATCTAAGAGCATGCGACACAAATCTCCAGCTTGCTTCGATTCCATCGGTGCCTTCCATTGAATCCTGCACGTTAAATATTGTGCAGCTTACGGGTAGACGATCTGTTGGATTATCAATCCATGCTTGGACTCGACCAGTCCTAGCAATCTGATTTGGTTCTATTTTCGATTTCATTGAGTAAATAATGGGCAGCTTTTTTTAAGTCTTTTAAATCGTTATCTTTATATCCTGCTCTGCATACATATTTGATTACGTTTCCAAGGTGATAGTTCAGGGACTGGTCTCTTATAAAATCCCATACTTCTATGTTCCCTCTCTGGTAGTAATCAGGACCTTCGTTTTTTTGCTTCATTTAACAACGGGTAGATTAGATTGTTTAATTTAAAAACCTGTTCTTGCAACTTTAAATAAAGCTCCATCATTGTCTCTTTATCTATTTCATACAGAGCTAACTGGATCTCTCTCATCTGTAAGTCCTGATGGAGAGTCAATTTTGTAGTCTGGAATGGGTTGCCAGAGGATTGGTTCTTTTCTTTCATGGTCGTAGTCGTCAGTAGTTAAGATTCGTGCAAGTCTTGCGTTAATTAACGCGTCTTGTTCAGTCATCTCTTTTTCAACAAAAGTTTCAACGACTGCTTTCCATGTGTATCCTTTTTCTTCAAAGATCTTTTCTGCTTTTTTTACACCAATACCGGGAACGCCTGCGTAACCATCAGTGTTGTCGCCTGCCATCGCCTGAATCAGATGCCATCTTGCTCCTTCTTCTGGAGTGATGTCTACAGTTTCTTTGAAGTCATATAGTTTACCGGGAATCTGTCTCATATCTTTATCAGGAGAGACGATTATGTTTCCGGGATATTTTGTAGCATAAATTCCTATAGAATCATCAGCTTCGAGTGTATCTTTGAGGATAACTCTGTATTCTTTTTTAAGTTCCTGTATGACGCGTTTAAATCCACAGGGCTTTTTTCGTTGTCGATGACCCTTGTATTCGGGCAGAATTTTTTTCCTAAAATTATTAGGACTTGTAAAAAACAATATCAATTCATCATCAAACGATCCTAATTCATTTTGGATTTTATCTAAGTCTCTTTTGACACATTTCATTGCATCTGAGAAATTAGAAGTAACAACAATAACGTCATCACCAAAATCCATTTCAGTTTCTGCTGCTGCACAGCATTTGTAGACTATATAGTCGCAATCAATTAATAATTTCATATTTTAATGTACGTCAGCCCATGTAAGTCCTTCTTTCGATTCGGCAGCTATGGGACAACGTAATTGGTAATACTCACCAGCTAATACGGCTGATGTTTCTAACTCTCTTCTGACTCCAACTGCATGGTATGGTCTACATTCGTATTGTAGCTCGTCATGTACAAATGCCAGTTGATGTGTGTGAAAAGGTTGTAGTCGGTCATTTGCTATTACCATCCAACGTTTTGCGACAATTCCTGCCGAACACTGAAGGAGGTAGTTTAGTGCTTTGTGCGGTGAATCGACCAGCACCCTTCGTCCGTCACATGCCAAGAGGTAACCAGCAGTAGCCTTATTTGCAACCGCTCCAAGTAAGTCGGACAATCCTTCGATTGCAGATACGTAAGCCTCTCTAATCTCTTGTCCCTTTTTACGGGCTTCCTTGGGTTGTAGAGTGTTATCATAACTCATACCTAATTTTTCATTTCCAGCACCATACAAGAAGGCATATGTGACAGTCTTGACTTGGCGTCTGGTGATTCCTATTTTATCTGCATTCACTTGGTGGATATCATCATTAAGTAAAATATCGGCGTATCGACCTCCGTCGTATCTGCCAAGGTAATGGGCAAGCATGCGGAGTTCGATTCCGCTTAAATCTGCGCCTACCATTGTGTGTCTTGGACTGGCAGTAAATAGTTCTCTAAATTCCCTATCAGCAGGCACCTGTGCTAAATTCGGCTTACGATGTGCACATCTAAATGTGTTTGTAGATACCGAACAGTTGTGGTGTATTCTGCCTTTAATCGTAACAAGCTTGTTCCATGCGTTCACGCCTTCGGATATCATTCCAAGCTTCTTCTTTATCGTCAAACATTTCGCACATGCTTTGGAGAAGGGAATATCTATCTCCATCAATGTAATCTCGTCTATAATTGGTTTCCCAGTCGTGGTGGTCTTGCTCAATTTGACTTTGAAATGAGTCTTCAGAATCCATGCTATATGGTCTCGTGATGTTGGGTTAAACTCCTTTATTCGTTGTATTTCACATCCTTCTCTGTATCCTTGTGTTGCGTTATCTCGTTTAGGAGTGAACAGCGATCCTGCAACGTAAGGGAATTGTCCTCGAAGTATTGTAATAGTTTCTTCCATCTCTCGCCGGAGAGATGACTCAAGTTGCTGAGCTTTTTGTTCGTCAAATGTCCATCCATGGATTTCTTGTTCTGTAAGTATCTCTGCGACTCGGTGCTCTAACCGACACGCGTCAGATAAGGGCGGAAATGTTCGCATAATTTTGTAGTTACTTTTACGTCTTGTACCATGTAGTCTTGCATCTCTTGACTCCACTCTTGCCAGTCAGAGTTTTTTCCAAAGTCTCCTTTGTATTCCCCTAATCTGTAGCCATATGCTTCGAGTGAATGTCTACCGTATAACTGTAGTGGCATGTGCCTCCACTGTCTTTTCTTGTCTATCTCCATTAAATTTGGGTGATATAAGCGAGATAACACAAGAGTATCAATAACTGTAGCGTTAGTATAAAAGCCGTCGCTAAGCTTCCGAAGGACAGCAAGGTCATAGCCAATAAGGTTGTGACCAGCAAGAGTATCAGCTTCCATAATTTGATTGATACCATCCCTGATACTGGGTGTTTCGTCATCTTGATCGTTATATACGTATGTCTTTTCCTCTTTGGTATCGAAAGTGGAAATGCAATGTATTTTAGAAACGTCATATAATAATCCGTTTGTTTCTATATCAAATACCAGCACTATTTTTTACCGGTATAAGTCTTATCCACAAATTTTGCTTTTTTCTTTGCTTGTTTTGTGGGTGGTTTTGGTTTTACCAGTTCCAGATCAGAAATCTGTGCTGGGATTGAAAATTGGCTCCGTAGTTTCATCGTATTTACATGTGTCTTTATTGTATTTAAGTTGACATGCAACACCTACCTCTCCGGAGTAGCGATTCTTTAGAACCCGTAAGATCGTTTGGTCTACAGCTTCAGTTTGTTGGTTTCTTTCGAGTCCCCATACTTCATCTGCAAGCTGAGATATTGCAGCAGATCCTCTAAGTTGTCCTAGAGTTACGCGTGCTCCTTCTTCGTGGTTTTTATCTGTCTGTGTTCTGCGTAAATGTGATACTAAGAATAGTTTGATTCCAGTTCTTTCAACTAAGCTACGCAGTTTAGTCATGGTGTTATCTATCATCTTCCTTTCATCACCATCTAATCCAGATATAAGTATGGATAAGTGGTCAAGAAAGATTATCTTTGCTTCGAGTGCGAGTGCCATATATTCAATACGACTATAAATAATATCAGGGTCAGCACTGCCGAAGTGGTCATAAAGGAAGAGACGCCAGTTTTTGAGAGTCGCATCATAAGCTGTTACTAATGTGTCCTTGGTATGTTCTCCAAGATGTAAAGCTTGACCTACAGCTACAGACATAAGTCCTAATGCTGTTCTTCTGTTTGACTCTTCCAAAGCAATGTAGCCTACAGGTTCGTCTTGGTTTAAAAAGTGAGTAGCTAACTGGCGAGTCAGGGTTGATTTACCTTGACCTGTGCCTGCACTTATCACTGTTAGTTCTCCGTATCTGCATCCATGTGTTAGTCTTTGCAATCCAGCAAAGGGATACTCAAAGTCGCATGGTGGACTAGGGTTTGTAACTAATTCTAGTAGAGATTGACCATCTACTATCCCATCGGGTTGATACGGCGAAGCGTTCCATATAGCTTTACGTATTGCTTCAGCATCATTATTCTGTAATGCGTCAGAAGCATCTTTGTACGGATCTGGCAGATGAGCAATCTTAACTTTGCCAGACGGTAGGAGAGCTGCAACTGCTTCTGTAGCCATTTTACCGGCTTCGTCCTTATCGAAGAATAAGACAATTTCTTCGTAACCTTGAAAAAGCTGTAGTTGTTTTTGTATGTCTTTCTTAGCTGACGCAGCTCCGTGAGGAAGTGAGACATGAGCCCAGTTAGGGTAGGCTTCCCACCCAGAAAGTGCATCAAGCTCGCCCTCGTAAACCATAATCCGTTTACCAGTAGAAGGGATAAGAGACTGACCAAAAAGAGTGTCAGTAGTGTTTCCTTCATACTTAAAATCTTTTAGTTTTGTCTTTGTTTTGAATCCTTGAAGTGTTTTGTCGCTGCTGTAATAAGGGAAGCGTAGAAGTTCTCCAGACCTGTAGACTTTGTAGTGCTGACAGGTTTCTTCACTGATTCGTCGTTTTGTGAGCCTTTGGGCTGATCCTTGAAATTGAACATTGGTGGGCATGTGATTGTGATTGTCTGCTCTTGTTAAATTATGACAGCTAAAACAAAACGTATTGCCGTCATCATATATAGCTTTGGCATCAGAGGAGCCACATACTTCACATGGCTCGTGTCTTAAAAATTCTGCTGTCATTTTAACCAGTCAACTGGTATGCAGTGTGCAGCGCACCAAAGTATTCCGTATCGCTCACACCACTTTGCGTATGTAGTCTTGGACTTTTTGGATATACGTTTGTAAGGATCTTGAAATACCATACGAAG